CCGACCTTCGTGTAATTTGTCAATTCAAGAACGCGGTCAGGATTTAACTCCCCTCGAACGGGATCCATCTTCTCATCATCGCCCTTAACAGTTATAACCATGGGCAGGGAAAATTCGATAAGCCACAAACCATAAACGAGCATAAGAATCTCATTGATTATCTTCGTTAATGGGTTGCCGGAGGAATTTTGCTTTGCGTACTGCATGGTAATATCCTGATTAACAAGCTTTGCATCATGTATGTGGTCAAAAGCAAAATCAAGTATCTCAAGGGGACAACCAGTAACTCGATGCAATACGTGTTTAACCACATATTCATCAAACTCCTTTTGCTCCTTGTCCATCTTTACTGCGTCCAGGATAATTTGAGCAGCACCACAGAGCTTTGCTTGACTCAAATAAGGCTGCAGGATGTTTACGAATTCCTCTGCCGAAAGACCATCGTCCGTGATAATCGCAATGGTACTATTCTTGTTCATTCTTTGCCAAAATATCTTAACCATTAATCTACAAATATATATAAGCTTGGTAGTAACAAGAAGGTTACAATTGGCAATACCTTGGCCAGGACCGATAGGGCTAGACTGCTTGGTATAGTTCATGGGCTTGATGGCAGCTTTCAAGGAGAAGTGGATAGTGTGCCAATCTGGCTTAAATTCCACATCAGCACCATCATACCTAAGCGCATAACATCTATCATTTGCGTCACCAACTAGCTTATCATACACCTCGGCAAACACGTTGTAGTCTAGTGTAGCATTCGGGTTAACAGCATACAAAATAAAGTTGTTAATTACTTTATCAGCATACAGTATCCCCTCCATATCCATAGGCATCCTCTTGGACGACTTGTCTCCAACCCTAAAAATTGCGGTGTTCACCACCTGCGGTCTAGATCGAGTAATCACATTACCATAGCCAGTATCCATAGAAGTTTGCACAACAGCATTCAGTCTCATGTGTCCACGGGCAGTCTTCGTCTCATATATGTTTGGATTGATCCAAATGCCTTGTTTAGCGATGGTGTCATCGATGAGTGTGTTGTACATATGGTTCAATGGAGCTTCCTGCGTACAAGGATCAAACAAGGTTCTATGGTATAATATCGCACCAGCAGGGTACAACATCATTTCTGATACCACTTGATCGACATTCTTAGCATCCTTAACATAATGTCCGAACATAGACACACCCAATTGAGATGCCCACCTGAAGGCTGACGTAGCAAATCCCCTGATGTGTTTGACGCTAGAGAGCAGTTTCCTGGACATAGCATTCCAAAGCATTGGTGTCTTCCCGAAGTAACAACGAAACATCATCTCTTTAGCCAACCTCTTAGTACTCGCAAAGGCGGCATAGGACATCACGAATTGAGCATAAGTCACAGGCTCGGCGTGTCCACGCTCAGTAGATATAAAGGATGGGTACTTGTCACCCACGTGATGAAATTCTCCCAGTCTTAGATCAGCAATGTTCAGTGGAGAATAGGGATGAACAAACCAGTGTGGGTACATGCAATCACCTTTCACGGCCCCAGGCACAACGACATCTAATACGTGTTCTGTCAACTTCACACGAGTGCGAGAGACATCAGCAGCCACCGTCAAGGAAACTCTAACACCCTTAACTCTGCGCTTCATAGGCTTCTTTCCTTTGGGATCTTTCTTTTTAGGAACCTTCTCTGCATCAGCGGGCAGAACCATTGCTATGTAAACATGTTCAAGGTCTTCGTCGTAGACCAGCGCTTCATTAGGCTC